CACTGGGTAAATGTCAAACAAAGATTCTCCCGAAAAGTGCGTTGTGAAGCTAGTCGAGTCTAATCTAACCCCATCTCTCGAACAACCCATCACGATCTCTTTTAGAAAATCTACGAGTTCTTGAGGGCTACAGGACTTGAAAAGCTCATGAAACGTTGAAGCTAACACCTCAGAATCAAGCCCTTGGCCGTCTTGATCTAAGCTTATCAATGTCGATATGCTAGCTCCTAGATACTTCATGAGCTTAAATTTTAGCAATAAGGCTTTTTCAGCTGGCCACTGCGTAACCGTATAATCATGCCCTTTTATGTTCTTTGTTTCGATCTTACAAGACATACTTTTATTCTCCCGGTTCCCGGATTTTTAGGTGCTCTAGAGCATGCAGTGCATAGCCGGGAACCATACACGGATGCACACTCTAGAGCGTTCGCTATTCTTATAGCTGCGTATAAGTAACATCCCCACGCTCTAATACGATAGTCCACTCACGGGTGTTAATCCCTGCCCCTAAAGTAAAATCCGCAGGCTTTTTGATATAGCCTTGTGACCCTGAAACGAATTCCCCGCCGAGTGTGTCTTTTAAGAGCACAAAAGTTGGGACAAATACGCCATTTTCCTGCGCAGCTAAGAGACCGCCGATATAAGTATTCGATGTTGAGGTCTGGAGCAGCCTAAAGACAAGCTCCCCGGATCGATCCCCCATATTAGAGACTGCCATTTCACCCGAAGCCCCTACAACGTCAGTCATAGAATCATTACGACGGGTAAACGTGATAATATCATCACCCTCTGCCCACCCCGTGATTTCAACGCCGTTGACTAGTAGAACGGTGTTTAAAAAACTATAGTTTTTCATACTTATTTTTCCTATCTTACGAACGTGCCGTTGATCTGTAGACCGTGCAGCGCTCCGGCTCCAATGACAGTAAAGCTCAAGCCATTATACTGCCTAGCTTCTTTGTCACTTTGATTAACTAGCGCAACTGGCACTGTGACTGTCTTGTATCCTAGAGGCAAAAACTCACCTTCTATAGTCGTCCCTGGGGCGATAAAGCCGTTAAATACAGCTTCGTCTAGCGCTTTAATAACTTGTTGCTCTTCAGCAGCTACACCTTTATCGGTATAAGGGACTTTAGTAGTTCGGGTTAGCGTGTACCCGAATACATTAGTCTGGATCGCATTAGTTAACCAGTCGATGCCGTGGACTTCATCGAAGAATCTGTTTTGCCCCGCAGAAGCCATATACGACTCAGCATACATGGGCGAGCTTCCGACTACGATATACGCATTAATGCGTTTGGTATCGAGTACTGCTTTTTGATTCTGGGTAAGATCTTCAGGCGTAATGCCAGGAAGCTGTTTAAATTTAAGCGTGATAGTGCTATCGGGCTGGCTAAAGTTAACTGTAAAGGCTCTGCCGAGCACCGAAAATTCAGGGTATAAGTCTGGCTTAGAACAGAATGTCGTGATAGTTCTGTCATATCCCGCATTCGATAGTATGTAGCCAATGTCAGTGGTCGATACGCTGTCATAAGAATCTAAGTCGTTCGAAGTCGTAGCAAAGACTTTAACGCGAGCTTGCGCCCAAGCTGCGGCGGCTTGCACTGCATCCTCTGCGTTAACTTGTACGCCGTCTCTAACTTCTTTAGTGAACCCAAAGCCGTACCAGGCCGAGTTAACATTCTCTATCGCGTCTAGAGATTCGGTAATAGTCTCACCGTCAATACCCTGAATTGTAGTCCCTTCGCCTTGCTGCATCTGTAGCAAGCTAGATATGTCTGTCCCTGCTGCGGGATCCACAGGCGTTAAGAATGATATAGTTGATGCGGAACCGGCCACACCGGGATCAATCCTGAACCTGTTATCTTTATAGGTGCAAGTCGCTAAAGTATATCCCCCAGTAGCCACCGCTTGTAGCGCTGTCTCAATAACTGTAGCTACACCCGTCATTGTTGTCTCTGATGAAAAATCTAAAGCCGTAATATCTTGAGCGGCGCCGTCGATAGTTATCGCGAAAGACCCATCTGTGATAGCAGTAAATAAGGCTAAATTCTCAGGTGTATCTGCGACAGATCCCCCGCGAAGCTCTGCTGGCTGATCATCTTCGTAGCGCATTGCGACTTTAAAGACTAAAGGCTTAGGCTGCTGGGAGTAATAAGCCGTAGCTGCGGCTACAACTTCGGAATCTCCAGGCCAGTCTTCGGTGACTCCATCAATGTTTAGATACTCTCTAATCCTTTCGGCTCTACCGATGTTTCCGGCTTCTTTAGTCACTAAGCACGCAACACCAAAACCAAACCTAGGCGGGAATGTAGCGCCTACGGCGATATCTACATTAACAACCGAAGATACTGGGATATTAGACATAATTAATTAACCTCAATTGTAATTTCTGTACTTTGACTGCCAACTTGATAATCTCCGGTAATAGTTAAAGCCTCTACGGATCGGGTTATCGATTCATCTGTCCCAATCACATGTAGCGTGACGTCTACCTGCGCTCGCTCTTCCCACGTCCCGTTTAAAGTCTCGGAAAGTTCCCGAACATTAGAGCGCACACCAAGACCGACCCCCGCGCTATAAAATAGATCTATGATTGTATCTCTAACTAAACCCGTTCGTATTCGTCTCGCGTTGTCTCGTGCGGAGTCTCTAAACACATTAATCGATACCGTATACTCTCTAAAGCCTTCAATTGACTGATCTAAGTCGGGGTCTTCTGTCCTATTAGTATAGTTTGACTCTTCCCAACCTACACCCAAATCAGTTAAAAAGTCTACAGATGCATAAGCGCCGAGCGGTCGAGGAGCATCTTTTTGCTTAGCTCTAACCGCGAAACCTGGACTATCAAGTATCAAATCAATACTATGCCTCACGAGCTGATTTAAGGCCTCATCCAAGTTCATTGGATTTGTACCCCAACAACAGTGCTGTGTCCGTAGGCTGTCCAGTCTTTCGGCTGCACGATTTTATATCTTTTGCTCTTGTATAAGATCATATCCGATATGTTTGCGTCCCGATCCTCTGTACCGTAAACCCGCTTATTACAAATAAAAAGCCTGTTATTGTCGTTCCTCTCACCTTCCGGGAGTAACATAACTTGATCCGGCGTCGGCTGCTGGACACTAGCTAAAGCTTTGAAGGTTGACTCCGTGCCTTTTACGTACAGCCCATCTACATACGATCCCGGGGTGGTTCTAATAACTGTGACCGCCTCCGCGGTATCTATGTCTAAAGCTTCGGATACGTTAATCGGCATTTTTCTTCCTTATCTCGTATCGTATTGACTGCCTCATATGTCCAGTGTCAACTAGCGGGTTGCCGATCCTGTATTTGAGAGGAGGCGTTTTAATGTCCGTGATCTTTTGCTTTACATCTTTTTCAAGGCTTTGCCCTAGAAGCCTGAACGCTTCTAGCTCCGTGATTTCGCCGCTAGCTACTTTCTCCATCAACTTTGACATAAAAACTTTGTACTTTTCACGCTTCTCTTTAATTGTAGACCTTAAAAAGCTTCTTTCCGGTATGTGTTCCGCAGGTGATCCGAATTCATGCTTCACCCCAACGTTTATAACTGAAGTCCCGTCGGGATAGGGTAAAGAGCCTTTAGGAAGCCCCACTAATACATCATTAGGCGCTTTCTGAAGATCCTTTAACCGCTTAACTTCTGACTCTAGCTTATGCGGCTTCTTTTTTATATCTATTTTAAAGCCCATTACAAATGGTTCGCGGTCAATATACTAACAAAGCAGCTCGATCTTATTTGTAAATACCTCTGCCCGTATATCGTACTTGAGTAAAGCTGTTCACCGTATGACATACCGCCAGAGGAAGAAGACGTTGAAGCGTAGCTAACCGAAACCCCTCCCGCCGTTTTAGTCGTAGGTGTCCCAGACACCGCCCCAGAGTTACCGGATTCCGAACCCGTACCCAGAGCTAATAAATGTGCAGTAAGATAGCTCAGAGCTAAATCGTACTTGCATTCACTACACCAGCGGCTAGGGTCTGACCCAATTGTACACAGTGCATCGTTGAGAAACATTTGAATACGATCATCAGGATACTCTACGGGATCAGAGAACTCAGGAAACCTATCTCTAAACTCTGGTATAGTTATGCTCATGATGAATGTAAGCCTTTAGTTAACATAAACACAATCACAGAAGCTAGAATACCAACAACCCATTTAAGGACTTGAACCCCGACCATTGTTTTGCCATCGACTTCAAATCTATTCTTTTCAAGCTTCTCCAGTCTCTGCCCAATAGCTTTAATGTCTTGCTGGCCTTTAGCTAGTGCCTCCAGCCGAATATTTAAAGTCTTTATGTCCGACTGTACCCCCGTTACATCTCTTGATAAAGAGGCTTTATCAGTCTGCGAGGCTTGCCAAATCTCAGTATCATGAATCCTCCGGCCGAAATCGTTCAGAGTATCGCTATGCCGCCGTAAAATTGACGTATGAGAGTTAAGCTTCTCTTCAAGTCTTACAACTTCAGAGAGTTGAACTTCTATGCTCGACAAGCGATCGGATATAGAGTCTAAGGACTTCCAAAGTCTTGCTTCAGAAATATGAGTCGCAGACCTGCCCTCAGACTCTACTATCTGCATATCTACTCTGCGTCTTTAGACTTCTTTTTCTTTACAACCTTCTTAGTGCTCACGGAAGCTTCTTGATCTTTAGTCGCGTCAAGTTCTTTGTTGTCGACTAAAGAGTTTCCGAAGTCTATAGAGCGCTTATCTCGAAGCATATTAATATACTTCGAGTTAGGGCTATCAAGTAAAGACTTCCAAGCGTCATCAGGGACGACATTAAACCCAGGGTGAAGGCGAACAGTGACACAAGTACCCTTGTTCATACCCTTGAGATTAAAGACTCTAGTACTATTATTTTGAATGCCTGCCATAATATCAGATCCCGGTCAAAATATTTGCAGAAAGAGGATAGTATACATTCAAGCCAGCTAATCTAGCGCGGCCAGGGACTGTAAACTCTAATCCTTGCACTTGCGCAGCTAGATACTCCATCTCTAATGGGATTTCAAGCTGTAACTTGTCTGGGTCTAAAGTATACCACACCATAGCATCTTCTGAAAGTAAAGGATTGTTAGCTGCGGCGCACTCATTCAGCGGCTTAACTTGATCCATAGAAGTCAAATAAGGCGAATTAGCTACGATGTAGGCTAAAATCACCATGTCTGAATTCGCGCTTCGGGGGGTACTAGCAACATACGAATACTGCGCAGGCGGCAACAGTAGCGTATTCGGACGCTCGACCATTTTAGTCAAGTCGAAGATGTCCGAAGCACCATCATTAATATCGAATAAGATCTCGTCAGGCGACTTGTTA